GTTTTAAGCCCATTTGCTTCATTTCTTTATCTTCAGGCGAGCCATCAAAATGACTCATATTGCCTGGGTACAAATTCAGCTTAGTTGGGGTGTGTTTATAGTAGAAATACTCAACAATACGGATCGTGTTCTCATTAATCCACTGGGATAGGGAAGAATCACCTACACCTTGGGACATAATGGATGTAATGGGCGCGGCGTCAGGATACTGACGCTCATACTCATCTTTTTCAATGTCTTGGCTAATGAAACACCACTCAGCATCGCAACCCGCAGGGTCTTGGATCATTGGATCCATGTAAACGCTAAACGCGTTACGAATACGGCCTAAGCAGATGTCTTGATCGAACGAGTCATCATTACAAAACTCAGTCAAAATACGGAAATAGCCTTCGCCGTAGGTCACTTGGTTTTCGCAAGCGGTGTCATACACTACATCGGCGTCAGACATATACTCGATATGGCGAACCATACCTTCAAAAATTTCAGCTACTTCAACGTCGCCTTTGTCATCCGCAGGGATTACTTTTCCAGAGGGTCGGTTCTGACGTTGTTCGTTTGTTACCTGGTGGACGTGCTGTGGCAGCTTGTTAATAGTAAGGCAAGGTCTTGCGTTGATGGTCTGCCCTTGAACAGATCCGCGAGTTGCCAATACGTCAGCAGGCCATTGCCATTGATTATCTGGCGAACCAGCCATAAATCGAAGGTCATCTAATTCATCTTCTCTTGATTCAGAATACGCAGACATCGCCATCTGAAAACGATGACGCATAGTCGCTAAAGAATCGGATTGATCCTCAGGAGTAGAAGTAGGATTACTACCTACGTTGGCTACTTTGCCAACGATATTCATTGAAGTTTGGTCATACGCCATTTAGTATTCCGATCACATCAGGCTCACGCATCATAAGCAGTTCCTCGCCATCGACTGTGACCTTTTGCCCGGAGAACTCACCGAATAGCACATGGTCGCCTTCTTTGACGTTCATAGGTTCAATATGTCCTTTAGGACTTTTCTTACCTTCACCAATTGCCACAATGATACCGCTAAATAATTTGTTTTGGGGTAAAACTATTAGTTCAGATAATTTTTCTGTATCTTGACGAATTAGAACACAATTACTTAATGGCTTTAAACTCATTTTTTAGCTTTACTCTTAGACATTGCCCCACGCTTTACAGCATAGGCAATCGCTACTGCCTGCTTGACGGGCTTGCCACTTTTGACCTCGGCTGACACGTTCTTACGGAAGGCTTCTTTGCTTGTTGATTTTTTGAGAGGCATGATTATTTCGCTTTCTTTGCGGTTTTAGCAGATTGTTTAAATGCTTTAGCTGTCGGTGCGCCTGCGCTGCCAGGCTTTCTCATCTTCTCACCCGAGCCAGCTTTGATGCGTTCTTGCTTGGCGTGAATTGCGGCATAAAGGCCTGGGCTTCCGGGTTTTTTCATTTGTATGCTCCTACAGCTAGTTTAAGTTCATCGTCACCTAAAAACTTAGTAACGGCTTGGCAAAGCATATAAAAATCATTATAACTAAAGTCAGATTTCATGCGGTTAATAGCTTGGCATACCAATATGGTATTGTCTTTTGTGTAGCCAATATTGCTATCAATACGCTCAATTGACACTGTATTTAATTTACCTGCCTCAAGTGTCATTTCTAATCCAGAATAAGCACAAACCATGTTTTGATCGTTCCAAAATCCTACAATATCGGGTATTTCAAGATCAAATGCTTGATTGCGTTTCTTTGCAGATTTTTTTGCGTTTTGTAAAAAAATTTTAGCCCTACCTTGAATAGTAGCGTTTACTTTAGCTCTTGATTTTTGATTTCCTACATTACAACAGGCTTTACACCAGCTATGCAACCCGTCTGGTGTTTGAGCGTGTTTAAAGAATAAGCTACGTTCTTTTACTGTTTTGCAACAAAAACAAGTTTTCATGACCCCATCCATGAGTTGAGGGCTGCGCCCTGTGATTGGTACGTCTGTTTGCGGAGTATACCTTTAGATTCCCGATGTGCAACAGGAAACGCAAACGTCAGCGCTATAGCATCGGCTGAGTCAGGGGACGCCAAGCCGCGGGCTTTCATATCCTTTTTGGATTCTAGGAAGATCGCCCCCTTACTGTCAGGCTTCATCAGCGGTGAGATAAGGTCAGTCTTGAGCGTCTTGATCTGCGGGATGCTTGCATTTTTAAGCCAATCCTTCATCTGGCCCCAAATTTGCGCCCGGAGATTGCCATACATCATAGGGTTGCGGCTCTTGTTTGCGAAGTTTACACCCCTGATCTTGTAGCGTTGCTCCTTGAGCCTATCTACAACACCTGCACCTAGACCGCCCTCGTCGATCGCCACAACCGCTGGGTTGTACTGGTCGATCGCTTCAATCACATGACCAACGACGGTCATAGTATCATCACCCTTGTATCTGCGGATTTCCACGATGTCACGCCCTTGCCGTACGGCGATGACGGTTGAATCAGACCCGAATCTTGCAGGATCTACGCCGATGACGATGGGCGCGGTATCGTCCTTGTACTTCTCACGGCGCATAGCCTCGTCCACCAAACTAGACGAGATGAACTGATCGTCGCCTTCTGAGGGGAACGAACCATACACCTCAACGTGCGCTTGATAAGAGTCAGGGCCGTATTCTTCAATGATCTGGTTGTAGACGTTCTTGTCGGTGCCTTCTACATCGCGAGCATCCACTTGCCTAGATTGCCAAAAGTCCCGTTTGCTACCCTCGATCGCTTCATAGAAATAGCCTGTGTTGCGACGCGGGTTAGAGAAGCAACACCAAAAGCGATTTGGGGTATTCTCGGTAAAGAAGCCCGATGTCACCGCCCAGATGGAGTCGTCAATACCAGACGCCTCATCGAACACGACCATTACCCCATCGTAGTTATGCACACCCGCAAACGCGTCAGGATTCTCAGCACTCCACAATCTACCTTCTAAGTTCCAATAGCGTGTGCCTTTCTTCAGATCACGCTCGACCAACTCGGTCAGCCACTTAGCAGGCATTACCCGCGTTGCGGATATTTCCCACCAATGGGTATTGATCGACATAGACGACCATTTAGTGATCTCGGCCCAGGTGACTGAGCGTAGTTGTGATTCGCTGTTAGCGGACACGATGACTGTCGAACCAATGCGGGTTGTCATCATCCATAGCACTAGCCAGGACACTAAAGCCGACTTACCAATACCACGACCAGAGGCAATCGCTAATCTTAAGACGTCGAAGTCAACCTTGCCGTTGTTCTTTTGGATGTGGGTTGCGAGATCAGTCAAGACCTGGCGTTGCCACTTGCGTGGGCCAGCAAAGTGTTCTAAGGGCGTACCCTGTTGCCCCCAAGGGAACGCAAACATCACAAACGCTAGCGGGTTGTCTTTAATGGCTGGCGACCATAACCGCGCCATGAGTTCTTGTTCATCTTGCGCGGAGTAGCGGGTAGTTTGCATTAGGCTGCTTTGAGTTTTTCTTTATTTGGTAATTCTTTAAACTCTACGCTCTGAGGTTCACTATCGAGGGTGAGGGCGTCGATGACGCGGTTTTGCGCTTGCTCGAGAGCAGCGGTGATGGAGATGCGTTGCTCGACGTCGATGGAGAGTTGCTGTTTGGCCACCCACCCGTGCTGGTGTTGCAAGATGGCGAGGGCTGACTTGGCGTCACCTTCTTTTGCAGCAAGATGCAAGACTTCAGACATTTCACGTTCACCTTCTGCTCTCCCTTTGAGTTCAGCGTATTCCGCAATCGGGTCAAACAAAATCAGTTGCCTGTATTCGGTAGGCGTCATTCCGGCGGCTAACGCCAACGAATCACCCTTGAGGCCGAGCTTGGCGGCTTTCATTATGGCTTCGAGCCGTGCTTCTGTGGCTTCGAGCTTGCGAGGTTCGTAGTGGAAGCTTTGGAACATACGCGTGAGTGTAACAAAAAATTTTAAAAATAAAAAGGAAGTGGGCTTTGGGCGCGTTGGCTATAAAAATAAAAATTGTTCGTGATACCTCCCACGCCAACACCCCCAACCCCCCGGCCCTGGGGGGGGTGCCTAAAAAACAGGCAGATTTTTAAAAGTTAGGGTAAACCCCTATGCTACCAGGTAAGCAGCTGCCGCGCCCAGCAGGCAGCAGGCCAGCAGCTGCAGCGCCCATGTGTTTGTCATTTCCCTTTTGTACTTACATACATGATGACAAACAAGGCCGGGGCCGGGCGCGATAATGTAGGTCATGTCGGTCATGTAGTCATTATTTTTTGGGCGCGTGGCTGCAGCCCTGGGCGCCCAGGAATTCCCCTAAATGTAGGTCATGTCGCCCTCTTTTTTTTATTTGACTACATGACCGACAAATGGAAGCTTTTTTTCTGAAAGCGCTGGGGGCGCGGGAAAAAATGTAGGTCATGTCGGTCATATAGTCACGCCTATTTAATCGCAGCCTTATAACATTGGCCGCCGTAGATATATAAATATGTGGTATTCATAGAATAACTATAAAAAGATGACTACATGACCGACAAACACCAAAAAAGCTTGATTCTAAAAGCCTCCGCCGTCCGGTCATGTCATGACTACAAAATGACTACATTTTGACTACATGACCGACAAATATTTATTTTGCAAATACTGTAATAAAAAGCTTTACAGTTTTAAAAACCCGTGACTATAATCAGTCATCGGCAGCAAATTGAGGCCGATACATGAGAATGACTCTCATTTAATCAACTAAAGTAAAGGTAAAACGATGACTACTCTCACCAACCAAATCAGACTAATTAAGTCCTGGGGATTCCATCAAGTAGAGCAAGGCCTAGGCCTATATGAGCGCAATATCTACAGCGCCCAGGGCTATAGGGAATTTTGGGAAATGCATAAGCCTGGCGTAATTCAGTTTTATAAGATCGACGCCGGCCATTCGCATGACTACACTATCAGCTGGGAATTATTTGACCAGGAGGCCGCGTAATGTCTAAAAAATACATCCACGAATTAAAGGCCGGCGACCTGGTAGAAGCCCATGGCGGCATTTTCCAGGTAATCCACAATGCGCGAGAGAGTCAATCTCACCGGCCGACATACTGGGCCGGCAGCGCAGGCCTGGGCCATGTGACACTACCAGGCCCCTGCAGCTGTGCATATGCTGAAGCGGTATGCATAGAAGGGGAAATTCCTGGTTATTTCAAACCCGGCAGCAGCTGGGATTTCCAAGGTAATTTTTTAGCAGGTAAATATTCTGTAATCGACCAGGAGGCCAAATAATGAACAAGCTTACCCAATCTCAATATTGGCAGGCCCACGCCAGCGCCCAGGAGCTGGCCGCCAATGGCAGCGGGTTTGAGGCCGCTCTCGCAGCTGTATTTTTTAAAGCAGATCTACATAATGCCGCTGCCCTGGTAGCAGCATTCCCTTACCTATTCACAATCGCAGAAGCCCAGGAGGCCAATTAATCATGACAAACAAACAACCGCAACCAAAATTAATCGATTACCTGGGCGCTGCTGTAATGGGCGCGATCCTGGGCGCAATGCTGGCCTGGGGCCTTTTGAATGGAGGGTTTTAATATGACTATCGCCAAAATGTTCCCGCGCCGTAAATTAACCAGGGAATTGCGAAATGAGATCCGCGCATTTTATGACAGCGCCCTGGATATCACTTATGACCAGGTAACAGAGCGCTTCGGTTTAACCCGCGCCCAGGTCAAAAAAATCTTAATGTCGGAATGGGAAGGATAACTAACATGACAACCAAACAAAAAACATTAACCCTGCCGTACTATCAAGATCCCGGCCACGGATGGGTTCGCGTATCCATTGGCCTGCTGCATGGTTTAAAAATTGCTCACTTAATAACCCCGTATTCATACCGCCGGGGCGATCATGCATACCTGGAGGAAGACGGCGACCTGTCGCAGCTGCTAACAGCTGCAGCAGCTGCCGGGATTACGATCAAGCTTAAGCAGCACCACACTAATAAAACCAGCAAGATCCGGGGCTATGCCCAGTACTACACGCCGACTACCCAGGCAGCAGCAGAAGAGGCCCTAAAGGCCAAAATCCGCGCCCAGGGCTGCAGCCTGGATTTTATAAACAATCAAATGATTATTAAGGTAATCGCATAATGACAAATCAATTAAATACAATCGCGGCCGCGATCCGGTTTCACCTTACCTCAAAATCGGCCAATGTTAAAACCGGGCCGATCCCGGTATCCACTACCAGCGCGGCGACCTGCCCGCCGGAATGCCCATTCAATAATTCCCAGGGCTGCTATGCCGGTTCCGGGCCGCTGGCCCTACACTGGGCAGCTGTCACGCGTGGCGACCGGGGCGACCTATTCGCGGATTTTTGCGACAAAATCGCAGCGCTGCCGGAAGGCCAACTGTGGCGACACAACCAGGCCGGGGATTTACCAGGTAACGGCCTGGAAATTGATGGAGCAGCCCTGGGCGACCTGGTAAAGGCCAACCAGGGCCGCCGGGGGTTTACTTATACCCATTACAATCCGGCGACCGGGCGCAATGCTGCCTATATTCGCGGCGCTAATGACTGGGGTTTTACTGTCAACTTAAGCGCTAACACCCCGGCCCATGCCGACCAGCTGGCAGCCCTGGGCCTGGGGCCTGTAGTCACTGTGCTGCCGATTGACCAGGTAGACAATTGCACGACGCCGGAAGGCCGCAAAATTGTAGTATGCCCGGCCACAATCCGAGAGGGCGTAAGCTGCGCGACTTGTAAGCTTTGCGCGGTATCAAACCGGGAGGCCATTATCGGATTCCCGGCGCATGGTACCCAGGCCAAAAAAGCGGCCCGGGTTTTTAGCATTCAATCAATCCACTAAAGTAAAGGCAGAAAATGAACTATTCGACCAGTGATTTAAGAGTATTGCAGCAGGTATTAGAAGACAATCGGGCATTCAATCAAAACCTGATCCGGCAGGCCCTGGAGCGCCGTATTACCCAGGCCGACGCGCATTTACATAATGCCGCGCTAAACGCCCGCGACAATGAAGGCCGCGCAGCCTGGAGCGACATCAACCAGGCCCGCAATGTATTGACCGAAATATTAGGAGGGTTATAAAATGCCGCGCTATTTAGTTTATATAGATTGTGCAGGAATGGACGTAATAGGGGATTGTTTAGGTGCAGGCGTAGACAATTATTCTATTGACGAATTTTATACACTGACAGAAGACGGGGCGCCGATTGTATTTGAAGACGGCGACGTAAGCAGCCCGGAATTTTGCAATGGCCTGGCGCTGCGCTGCGCTGGCATAACGGAGGAATAATTATGTATCGCGTAATTTATATCACTTATTTAGGCGGGATAGAATCGCAGGCCTGCCGCCGCTTCACTAATAGCTATAAGGCCAAAAGCTTCGCCCGCTTAGTTAACGGGACAGTAGAAAAAAGGGTAAAACAATGCTCACCGGCCTTTTAATCGCCGCCATTGTGGCGCTGCTTACCCTTGTTTTTAACCTATAGCGCCTAGGCGCTGCAAACTAGAAGGCCCCATAATCGGGGCCTTTTTTTTATTACTTGACGCGTACCAGGTGAGGCCCTGGAGCTGCTTCAACTGACCGGCGCAGCTCCGACTTACTGAGCTGCTGCGCGACGTCCGGCGCCGCGTAGATATGCTTTTTAGCGGGATAATCCCGCGACATCAACCGGCCGCAATCAATCCAGCCTGCTTCCTTGAGCGCGTGTAGCAGCGCGGCCTGGGGAACCTTCACACCGGCCGGGGCCTGGCCTGCGACGCGATCACAAAGGGAATGGAAGGGGCTGCCGACTACACCGGCCGCGAACTCACCCCGGCGCTCTCTCATCATCTCGACTAGGAAGCTTTCCGCCATGCTCATGCCATGCTCGATCAAATTCGTTTTGAACTCGGTCATCATCGGCGGGGCGCTCGGATTAAATTTAGAAATATTTCTTTGACGCAAAAAGCGAACGATCGCATGAAAACCCCCGGCGCGATACCACTTCCAAATTGCAGACGCTTTTTCCGAACTCATGCGTGGGGCTGTAGACCAAACGCAAAACCAGCGGCGATCTTGTGACGCCAAACTGATTGGCACCGGGTCATTACTAAATGCCAATACAAATAGGCGGTTAGCCATCATGTAAGGGTGCAGCCCTTTGCGGTTGATTGGCAACATCTCAGGCGGCGCTGCAATGATCGGCTTTAATTGATTGGCAAGCTGGCGACGCGTGGCCGCGTCCGGCTCTTTTAATTCATTGATGATCAGGATCTCGGATTCCAGCTGATAGCCCCATTGGGACGTCACGCTGTTATTGTCCATAATGCCGCGATTCTTTAAATGCTCACCACAGACGGCCCAAATGAACGGCGCCCAAAATGTATCTTTGCCGCTGCCTTCATCACCTGCGTGAAGAATGGCATGATTGACCTTTATTTCAGGGTGCTGCACCTTGAACGCCATCACGTCGAGAATATGATCTAGCTCTGCCTGCTCAGGCACTAAGTCTTGGCAGTGATCCATCCACATAGAAATGTCTAGCGACGCCTTTTCCGAATCTATCTCTGGCCGCGCATCACGCCAACGATTTCCAAACAAGTCGCCATCACGCGAAACGAGAACGTCCTCACCAGCTGCGTAGGTAACACCAACCAGCGCCTTGGCGCCCATTGCTTGCCTATTCTCGTCAAAGCAAATTGACGCTTCTACTTTCCTGCCAGTATGAATAGACTTGCAAGGCACATGACGGAACAACGCATTGAATGTTTGACGACTGACCTCACGCCTGTCTTGCAAGTCAAAATAAGACTCATCGTCTTGGATATATGCAAAACGCTCATACCAGTTAGCCTTCTCGATCCGTCCAAGCTCTTTACGCTCTACTTCGGCGATCACTTCAGCTGCGGTATCACGATAGACTTCGTTTGGGGTTAGTTTAGATAGCGCCATGTTCATCTTTTCAGCTAATAACTCATCACGCAAACCGTGATCGACTTCAGGGCCACCATTATCAGCTACCCAATCGAGGAACATCTGCGAGCTAAAGTCTACGCAATGACCATGCAGACAGCAGAATGAACGATCAAGGGGCTTGTAACGCCCTTCGATGTTGCCGTCAGTATGCTCTGCGTTATTGGGACAGACAATGCCCATCCAACCCTCACCATTGGCAGGCGACATGATTAGCCCTTGCTCGTTAAGCCAAGTAACAACCGAATCTTTGCCTGTATCAGCAAGGCGAATGGCTACGTTGGTTGCGGTATCGGCAGGGTCAGGAATTACATTAAGGGCGGTGCAGATATCTTCAAGGTTGTATTCACGCTCAGGGTGAAACTCAACCAAGACTGACGCAAAGTTATCGCGCCCAGGCTTTAGGTTGATTGACCCTGGCAAGCGGAAATTACGAACCGCATTAGTTGCGCCTGGGTCGGTGTAGCCTGCCTTGGCAATGGCTTTGATTGCTGCGGTGAAATCACCCTTGGTTGGTTGCTCTTTAAATGCGTAGCCCCATTGGAATGACCCTTCGGACGTTTCCATGATCCAAGTAGGCGCAAGGGGTGGCTCTTTAGACTTAGTGCCGATGTCATCTAACATCATCACAAGGACGTATTCGCAGTTGGCGGCGCTTGCTGATACCTTACCATCAGCAAAGCGGTCAAGAATAAACGAGCCTGTATTGCCGTAAATTGCCCAATCCTTCTTGACTTTAGCAGTTGGCAAAAACGCAGGCCAAGTGCATTTAATTGTCCCATCGGCATGAGTCTGCATGGCTCCATTGCCGTCTAATTGTGGTTTTTGTCTAACAATTAAAGCGGTTTCGCCTTCAGGCGCTAAATTGGTGATATATTCTACAAAGTTCATTTATGGACTACCTTTCGTGAGGTTTGCCCCCTAGACTAAAAACCTAGGGGGCTTTTCTTTTATTTACCGTATCGTTGCATTGCATGAATTTCTACGCCGAGGGGTATGCCCTTCGCCCAATCAGGTGGCGTACACATTACTTCTTCCATCTCTTTTATTACTTGTTCTGTTTGTTCGGTTTCGCACTCAACCACAATTTCATCATGGACGTGAAGAATAACATCATCCAATTGACGTAGAGAATGTCTAAGTAAATCATTGGCGACCGCTTGGGTGATGTTTTCACAGGCTAAACCTTTCCATAATCTTGCGCGGGGCCATTCCTTTGCATCGGCTGCTGGCTTCCATGCTGATTTGGCGTAGGTAATACCATCGGCTTCTAGCTTGGCAAACGGATAACAAAGAACGCGCCCAGAGGGTAAAGCATACCAAAGATGTTGCCCATCGTACATATAACAAACCCTACCCGCTTTGAACTCATGGTTAGGATTACGCATTGCTCTTGTGTACGCTTCTTCTAGGTCTTGCCAATAGGGTGTTGCCCACGGGTTAGCTAATCTCCAACCTGCAACCATGCGCTTGGCTTGTGGCTCAGGTAACAAAATGCCATAGGCTCTACCCATCGCAGCAAACGCGCCGATACCACCTGCAAAGCCGCAGGCTAACTCTTGGACTTTGCCAATTTGCCTTTGTTCACCGTTAACGTCAGCGACAGGGACGTGGAAGGTTGCTGCTGCGTTAACTTTATAGACGTCCTCGCCTCGTGCAAAAAGCGATAGCTTCTGAATACCGGCGTCGGAATTTGAGAGCCAAGGGTTAACTCTAGCTTCGATTCCTGACCAGTCAGCAACGACGAGGGACTTACCTTGACTTGGGATAAGGGCAGGTCTGAGCATCCCTTTAAGGACGTCGGTGACTCTGCGTCCAAAGGCAGGGACAATTGCGTGGCTTCTAACCATAGCTTGTCTAACGGCATCAGGATCCTTAGCGCACTTGCGGGTGAAGTTGTGGACTTGGGCGCCGTAGCTACTTGCTCTGCCCGTGGCAGACCCACCAGCGAACACAAACGCGCCACGAACTCGGTTATCTTCTTCATCAGCTAAATCCTTTAATCGGTTGAATTTCGCAACACTAGACGCCCATAGGTCGTCCGCACATTGGATAACATCTGCAACTTCCGGCGGTATTTGGTCGGGGTTTTCTTCAGCAAGAATAAGTAAGTTAGCTCGAACTGACTTGTCGATCGAATATTTCTTGTCGCCATCTTTATACACTTCCATTAATTTTTTAGCTTCATCGCCGACACGCGCTAAGACCCACTCACGCATCTTAGGACTGCGAACTGAGGTAATCTCACCCTCGGTTACTTCGGCAACGATTCTCTCTATCTCTTGCAATTCCTCATTAGCATAGCGCATGGCGGCTTCGCACAGGGGCTTATCTAGCAGTACGCCTCGGTCATTAATGCGCTCATTGACATGGTAATCAAGCAACTCATCAGGGGACAACTGGCGCATAGCCATAGAGATAGAGCGCATGGTTCGCACGTCTTGCAGGGCGTAGTTACCCATTTCTGCCATCAGGGTGGGGTCTGTATTGAATGTACCATCAGCCCTTGGGATACACAACAGGCGGATCAACTGATTGCCACGGTGATCCTTACGCATACTGCTACTAGCGAAGCGTCCAACGTCCTCGAGTGAGCCTGGAGCGCAGTTAGCCCGTGCTTGTGCAGCCGTGCAATACCATTGCGTCAATAAAGGTGTAGGTACTTTGTAATCTTGGCACAGAACAAACTCAGTAATAAGGCGATCAAAGCCTGCGTTGTGCGCTCTGATCTGCTCGTCACTAAAGAAGTGTTGCGCTATGCGCTTGGGAAAAGGTAGGTCAGGTGTCCATAGAGCAACGTCCTCATCATCAAAGGCGTAAGCCATGCAGATGATCTCGGTGCTTGGATCCTGAGCATAATTATATGACCCACGACTACGTAAGTCGCATCGGGATCTTGTTTCGTAATCGAGCCAGAGTATTGTCATATTAGGTCGGGGTGTCGATTTGGTTGCTATAGCTTGTATGGTTGAAGGCAGAAAAAACCCACACTTGCAACATCCTCGAACGTCTGCCTAACCACCCCTATTCTTTACTCTGCTACTACTTCAACAGGTGCTTCAGGCGCAGGGATCTGCGGAATAGCTTGCTGTTTGATCTTGTCGATCAATGGGTAAGCCAACTCATATGGCATCTTGCCTAATGAACCTAAAACGCCGTTTACTTCATCTAATGTTAGTTCTAACTTAATCATCTTAAACTCCTGAACGACGACGACGTGCTGGCGCGGCTGCTTCAGCTTCTACAGGCGCTTCAATTGCTTCAGGCGCTTCTTCGGCTTGGGCTTCACCATCCATACCAACCCATTCAAGAACCTTAAAGATAGGGGTATAGATACGGCCATACGATTTATGGGTGTAATGCTCTTTGCCAAGCTCAACAACTGGAACTGGCTTAGATTGATCCTTTTCTACTTGCGTAGCGATAGCAACAGCTAAGGCTTGAACCGCTTTCTTACCGCCAACTGACGTTGTGGTGTAACGCGCTTCCATACCTTTATCTTCACCATCAAGGCACTTAATAGACATACCAACTTGAGTTTCCCAACCTTTTTTAGCACCAGGAGGCGCTGCTTCGAGTTCAGGCAATGGCTGACTTACGCTAACCATCTTCTCAGCCAATACTTCGCCATCACCCCACGCAATATAGCCATGAACGAATGAGAAAGGATTAACTGCCCATGTTGAGTCATCTTCGATTTCGGTCTGATCTGCACCGAATACCCAATGACCTGTTTTGTCCATCTTGATAATGACGGTGCCTGCACCGCCAACATCAGTTTCGATGGTACGCAAGGCTGTAGCCAATGACTTTACTGAAGGGAGATTTGCACCTGAGAATGTTGTGATATTAGACATGATTTGATTCCTTATTGAAGTTTATTAAATGGCTTTTAATGCTGAATCCGACGCGCCATATACGCCGTATCCAAAATTGGCAAACTCGCCAAAATGCTGTTTAGCCTTCTGACAGTAAGCATCGTGCGCTGCTTGCTCACTATCAAAAACACCTAATTTTTGTTGCTTACCCTCAATTCTAATCTGCGCTACAAATTGATTTGGCCGTTGTTTATAGTAACTAACACCTTTTAACAAGCCAGATTTCTTTGCTTTACGCACAACAGAATTGCGAATGTTATCTTTTTGCGTTGCTACCCGTAAATTACAAATGCGGTTGTCAATCCTAACATTGTTTATGTGGTCTACAGGGCCTTCAGGCATATACCCATACACATAAAGCCATGCAAGACGATGCGCTTTATAACCTTTACGTTTAATAGTTATCTTGATGTAACCTTGCTCTGTGACACTACCAGCTTCCGTAAATTTCTTGTGCTGACGTACTTTATCAAGCCACATAAAGTCGCCCGTTTCAGGAAAATACTTTAAATACGATTTAAGTGTGGCTTGATCCATGATTAGTTTAATTTTGCTAATGCAGCGGTAAGCTGTTGACCGATTTGTAAAACCGCTGGCCTTGGATCTGATTCCTCGGCTAACGTACTGCCACTGCTTACTGCAACAATTAGCTCCGTAGGCAATTCTTTTTTGCCGACTATTTTTTCCATAGCGGCAGGTGATTTTAACTTTTTATCCATACATTGTTCTTCATCAAGACCTTTTTTATTAGCCCATTCAATGAACGCTTTTTCATCAGCCCATTGGCGAATAGCGCGTTTAGCAACCAATTTAAAGCCTGGCACGGGTTTGCCTGCTTCTAGGACTTGATGCGCCAGGGCGCGTAGGTCTGTGATCCACTGCTCTAACATATCGGCTTGCTTAAGGTAGTTGCTAATCTGCGCTACGTTTAGGATGTCAAGCTGGGCGTGTACAGCGCGGTCAACGGCGCCTGTCATCTTAGGGCAAGTTGGTTTTGCAGCGCACCAACGGCAATGCTCACCTGTGTTTAATGGCGCGTCAGGCATCTGGCTAACCTTAACTGCCATTGCTAATTCTTGTTCAAAGGCTTTAATGCGTTTTGTTGTAGTAACCCAACGCTTTACAGATGGCGGTTGCACGATGACGCACTCGATCTCATCACATTCATCAAACACCCATTGGACTTCAGGGGTACGCATGGCCGCAGCCGCGTAAAACATCAGTTGAGGATTATCGTCAGCAGGAACTGGGACACCTGAACCAAACTTCCAATCAAGAATGAAAGCACGTTTACCAATCCGACCAAGAAGATCAGTAGAACCAAACACGCCAGGGAGAAAATCCCCAAACCCAACTCTAGTTTCCGTTGCATATTCCATTTCCTTGTTAGGGTCGATGTCATCCAAGGCTCTGAGCGCAGGATAAACCTTCTCGTCAATAAGCTCTTGAGTTAGTTTGATACCTTCATATTCCATACCTGCAAATGATTCAGGTGTTTGGTTGGTGGTCAGGATCAAGTCCATGACGTTATGAAGTAGGGTGCCTTCGTCAGCGTATTTGCTAGAAGGTTTAGGGGGCATCTTGGCGCATAGGGCTACAGAGCCAGGGCAACCGATTACACGTTTGGCAGTTGAACCGCCCACTACGTTGGAGTGTTTAGTTAATTCCATTTTGATTCCTTTACTTTAGTTGACTGAGATTAAACTTTACCACAGCTTTTTAATCTGTGCTAAACTTTTTAACATGGAAACTTTAAACCAACAATTAATGCACGAATTATTTGACTACCGCGGCGGTAATCTATACAGAAAAACATCAACAAATAGTAGGCTAAAAATTGGCAGCAAGGTTGGCTCAACAGACAAAAAAGGATATGTTCACACATCTATATACGGCAAGCCATATCTTGTTCACCGAATTATATTTTTAATGGAGTATGGCTATCTTCCCCATGATGTAGACCATAAAGATAAAAACCCATCAAACAATCATATTGACAATTTACGCCCTGCTACTAGAACGCAAAACCAGTACAACGGCACACGAAAACGCGCTAAAAACAATTTAAAACACGTTTATTGGACGCCTAGGCTAAATAAATGGGTTGTAAGGATAAACATTAACGGAAAAATGCGGCATATCGGCGTGTTTAACAACTTAGAACTTGCAGATCTTGTAGCACAAGAAGCTAGGGCTAAATACCATAAGGAGTTTGCTTGCCATGAGTAAGATGGAAAGGGAGATTGAGATTGAAAAGTACTTTGTTTGGGCGGTTGCCTCAATTGGTGGCAAGACTTATAAATTTAAGTCTGTTACTCAGCGTGGCGTGGCTGATCGAATTGCTTGTTTGCCTAATGGCGATACCTGGTTTATCGAAATCAAGCGCCCTAAAGGAGGCGTGTTATCGCCTATGCAAGATGTATTTGCGGAAGAAATGTGGGCGATGAAACAGAAGTACGCTTGCCTGTGGACAAAAGAACAGATTATGCAATGGGTGGCTGACCTGTGAAGCTGCGCGATTACCAAGAAAAGGCAGCCGACTTCTTGTATGAGAATGATCGTGCCATGATCCTTGCCCCTGTGGGCGCAGGAAAGACAGCGCTAACGCTAACAGCCATGCAAGATATGCTGCGCTACAAGTTTGTTAAGCGGTGGCTTGTGTTGGCTCCTAAGCGCGTCTGTACTGACGTATGGCCTATTGAGCAACCGAAGTGGGCTACTGATATGCCGTTGGCGGTTGCTGTAGGTACGCCTGCTCAACGCGCCCAAGCATTACATTCGGGTTTTCCCGTAGTGGTTACTAACTACGACAACATCCAATGGCTATCTGAGCAAGAGCTAGATTTTGACGGCATTGTGTTTGACGAGCTAACCAAGCTTAAGAACCCATCAGGCAAGCGCTTCAAAGCGTTAACCAAGGTGGTTGATGCAATTAAGATCCGTTGGGGTTTGACAGGTTCGTTTACATCCAATGGTTTAGAAGATGTCTTTGGCCAATGCAAGATCGTTAATCAAGACTTACTTGGACGTGCCAAAGGCGCGTTTATGCAGCAGTATTTCGTCCTAGTCAATAAGGACTTTGGCGAGTGGGAGCCTAGGGTTGGCTCATTAGGAAAAGTCATGGAACGCATTAAACCTGCAACATTTGTATTGGAAGCTGGCGAATACGCAGACAAGTTGCCGCCCTGCCATACGGTTGAGATGAAGTGCGATTTGGCAGACCGCGCCCCATACGAGAAGATGAAGAAGGACTTTGTTCTTGAGTTTAAAGATGTGCAGATCACGGCAGTTAACGCAGGCGTGGTTACAGGCAAGTTACAACAGATGGCAGGTGGTTGGGTTTACGAAACGGTTACAACCGCGTCAAACCGCCCTGGGCGCATGAACGTCACCAAGACGCCTATTTGGTTTAGCACCCACAAGTTTGACCTGCTTGACGAACTGCTTGAGGAAAACCAACACGCCAATACCATTATTGTTTACAACTTTATTGAAGAATTGGCTGAACTTAAGCGTCGGTATCCTAACGCACAAACAATTAACGATGACAAAGCTATTGAGCGTTGGAATGAGGGCAAGATTGAGTTGTTATTGATTCATCCTAAGTCAGCCGGACATGGATTAAATCTTCAGCATGGCGGTAACAAGATGGTTTTTGTATCTCTGCCTTGGAGTCTTGAGTTGTATGAGCAAACCGTAGGCCGCCTGCACCGCAGCGGTCAGAAGCATGATGTATGGGTTTACCTCTTATTAACCAATAAAACAATTGATTTGAGGATTTGGGACGCCTTAAAAGACAAAAAGGCTATTTCAGACATTGCATTAGAGGAGTTGAAATGAACAACGAACCAGTAGCGTTGACACAAGTAGAAATTATGAATGCTTTGACATTAGGTATTCCACTCTACACCCATCCAGCAAACCTAACAGATGAGGTGGTAAATAAATTGTGGGCAGAATCGCATGAAGATGGTATTGCCATGCAACAAGGATTCACCACTCAGCAACATTACTTTGCTCATTTAATACTAAAGAAAGCGAGAGAACATGACTGAATTTATTTATGGAATGCTTGCTGGCTGGTTTTGCCATGCTTTATGGATATTTATGATTCGTCCAATACTAAGAAAGGCACAAGAGAAATGACACTACTTGAAGAAGCAACTAATTTGGCAAATGACATAGCGGAATACGCGCCAAATACCAATATTGAATTTGTAATTCGTGAACTAATTAAAGAAATAGAAAGGCTACAAAGTGAAAAGATTGCTTGCTCTTAAAGCAAAATTGAAGGTTAAACAAGCTGAAAGCGTTGTGAGGGTACGCAATTACGGTATGGCTGCGCGTAA